CATGGAGATGATAACGGATGTTTGTAAGCAAGACGAGGCAAAGATTGTACGAGAGAAGTTGACCATCCCTAAGTACCCAAGTGGCAAGATGGCTGAGACATTTGCACGAGCTGAGCTGTGGGATAGAATTGTCGAGAACTATCGTCATGATTACACACGGCGATTCAGGTGTGAGAGAAAGGAAATGGGGCAACTGAAAATCGTGAACGGAGCCGGCTTTGTCATGATACGTGCGCCCGAGTTCAATTCATGGAAACTGGCGACATATGAGCAACTGCAAATGATTCAAGATGCAACAATGGCTCGTCATAATCTCATGTCGTCGTTACACATTGGATTTCACAATGGCACTGCCGCGCTGCCGATGCTCGTCGACACGTTGCTGCATTGGCAAGAACGTTGCCTTCTGAAGTACGACAACGACGGATATGAACTCATAAAAGGCCCGGAATCAGTCTTCAAGGCACGACTCAATTCCCTCACGCAAGGTGATATACTTCCTTACTCGTCGTATAGTCGCACAATCGACAAGTTGAAAGCCAAGGAAACCAAGTTGGGCGGAACTTCGATGACAGACGAACTCGACATCATTGCCCGTACGACGACAAATATTCACGATGCAGCCGAACTGTTTGGACTGATAAAAATATCCGGTCATCCCATTGTCTACGCTGAAAAATCAGCGGCATCTGTGAAGAAAGAAGCAATCCCATTCGGCACTCATCGTCCGTATCACATACGCCAAGCAACCAGAATGTTCAAACATATCACACTCAGCGGATATATCAATGCTCATCAGTCATGGCCGCCAATGGAGTGTTTACCGCAACGCGGAAGTGAGCTTCGACGACATATGAACAATCGAGTGACGTCTCTACCGCTTGACTCATACCCATTACACGAAATCGATGCGATAGTCTTCAAACAGTTCATTGAGTTCGACTATTCTGATGATTATCTCAAGTTTCTCGACGATAAGGCCATATCTCCAGGAGCAAGTCAAATCGGGAAATTTTGGTTCGGAGGGCCTCAAGACGAAACACGTCGACTCCTAGCTAAAATCATCCAGACGAAGAAGTTCAGTACAAGAGAACTAGTCGAACGCCTTCGTCACGGGAACTTTACAGAAGACGAAAGGGTGGTCGAACTGACTCAAAAAGAACGTGAACTGAAAAACGCAGCTCGCTGCTTCTGCAAACTTCCCTACCAAGTGAGAACGTTCTTCACGTTGACCGAGTACAACATCGGTGAACACTTTATGTCCAAATACATGCCTCAACAGACTATGACAATGTCAGCAGCCGACACAAAGAAACGAATGTACAATATGGTCAAACCGCGCCATGACGGGAAAAAGCCAGTTTTTCTGGAGTGTGATTTCTCTCGATGGAATCTCAGAATGCGGAAGCACACAGTCAACCCAATCGCTCATATTCTGGAGGATATCTTCGGGCTTCCAGGAGTGTTCAGCCAAGCCCATGATTTCTTCACTTCTGCGACTGTAATCCTCACGGACAAGCATACTCTTCCTACTGGAGCGCAACCCAATACCAGTGTTCATTCGTGGCCAGAGAGCTCTGT